AGTTAAGGAAAAGCAAATAACAAATAATCAAATATAAACTGATATTATTGAATCAGGACTTTGTAGACGACCTACATATCCTTTGTTAATTCCTAGTAGTAACAAAATAATGTATTCATGTAAGCATGCAACTCATGCTTTGCTAAGTTATTAAGACTAATGTCGCTTTATACACAAATAAGAATAAACTTCAAATTTATTATTGTATATGGATTCACAACTTAAGACACTTCATTAGGTGGACTATAAGATACCATAATACTTAACTAGTGGGAAGGTTTTTAGAACATCAATCCCAGAACAGCATTACGGGGATGCAAAAATTCATATATACCGCCCAAAGAGTGAAGGCCTAGTTATTATCAATTAGGAACCAACTGCAGAGATGATGAATAATCCAAACATTTTTATGATAATGATCTCAAAAGATAATGTCTACTAAGGTTATCCACTTAATATTGAAGGAGTTAGATTTTATGTTGGTGAGTATTAACCCAAATTTGAAACTAGAAAGAAATATGAATCAAATCAGAGTTGGGTTATAGATACTTAGGAAGGAGAACAGTACTAATTTAAAAGTTTAAGTGGGAAGGTACCCATAACTGTTCCACCTAAGTTAATATCTCACTTAGTTACATAATTTAACGATAAAATTGGCAAGTAACTTAATTGTGATAATATTAAAGCAGCACACAAGGCAATAAATGATGAATTTAGTAGACTGAAGAAGTTTATTTTGAAATAATTAATTAAAGATTCAAATGGTGTGAATCCCTTATTAGAATCTGATTTATTGTGTTTTGGTTCACACATTTATGAAATTTCATCCTTTATGAGGAAGTACGTTGAACTAGAATACTATAGTGACATTTCAAAACTTAATAAATTTATTACACTCAGTGTTTTCTAGGAATTAGCAAAAGAGAAACGATTTAGTCAAGAATTAGAAACTTATATTACTGAGTCAAAGACAACTAGGTGGTAATTTTTAGGTAATTTACTTGGTAGGATAATTGGAACTGGTCCTATTACTACTTAGGAAGTAAATAACCTAGCTCAGTAAAGTGAAAAACTAGAATAGTAATTACCTGTACCAGAAGAGTACCAATACAATCAAATATGCACAAACGTGATTGAATAATTAGAATAAATTTCAACTCGTCGTGATGAGTAAATTTTACCAAATAAAGTGTTAGTTGAAACCGGAATTGACCCTGAGTTTGTTAAGGGAATAACATTATACACAGATGATGATATTGTTAGGAATATAACACCCACTGCTCTAAAGTAAATTGCAGAAAGTTACTTAGAAAGTGAGGAGTATAAGGTTCGATAGACGAATATACCTTTGGGACCAATAGTCAATGACTGTGCAAAGATTAACTCATGCACAACTTCATTTGGCTCAGTTATCTAAGCAGTTGGGGCTAGGTTAGCTGTTATACCACCCCCCGTTACAGTACCCTTAAAGCTTGAAATTCCTAACGTTGAAGAAGACGATATTCCTAAACTCAATAGTGAAGCCATAGTTAACTCATATAAAGATAAAGCTCCAACTAAATATAAGAAGTACAAAATAGCAAAACAAAATTTAGATAGTGATCCTTTGTTATTAAGTAAGTTAGTTGAAGCAAAGGAAGATTAAAAACGTGACTGTTTTCTGAAAGATGAGTTATTACCTAAAATACTTGATAAAGTTAGAGATCCAAATGCAGCTCGACTTGTACATGCGATGCATAATGACGAATGTTAATTTACAATGATTAAATTCCAGAAAAACATTAAAGAATATTGCTCAAAAGTTATGGAATATAATCATTGTAGATTTGCTAGTGGTTTTAATGATTTTTAACTTGGAGATGGAATGGATAAGGACTATGGTTTAGATGGTCACTATTATAGGAAATATATTGGGACCGATTTCTCATCATATGATGCAACTTAAAGGGAGGCACACTATTTACTAGAACTTGGAGTCTATGAAAAAGCCTTAGAGTATTTTGAATAAGCTGGTTTACTTGATGATGATTTAAAACCACTATTCACAGAAGATGAACTAAATAACCTAAGAATTATGATTAGGAGGTAAAAAGAGTGTACCTTAGTTGCAAAATGCCGGGATAAATTCAAGAGAATTAATTCAATAAGAATAAATATGACTTATTAAAGGAAGAGTGGTGATGCGAACACCTCTGTTGGTAATTCACTAATTAATGCTGCAGCACTAAACACTTTAACTTGCTTTAAAGATAGGAAGAATACTGGATTTGCCTATATCCAGGGTGATGACAACTTGTTCGGAACAAACCTAGATGTTACTGAACAAGAAATTATAGATGAATTAGCAAAATGTGGTCTTAAAGCAAAAGTCATAATTACCAATGAATACTATAGCTAAAAGTTTTTACAACGTATGCCAACTCCAATAATTAAAAGTGAAATTATTGACGGAATGGAAGTTGAGAAGAAAGGAACATTACTGCTAAGGAACCCTGGACGTTTGATAATGTAGATGCAAAACTGTCCATCCTGGTGTGTTTCAAGATTTGACAAATAGTGTTACATACGCCAAATTATAACTGGTGAAAGAAATGTTTTAGCTAGGTATCCTGACATTAGGGCATATTTTGAATGGTTGTATAGGTAGTATAAATCAGATTCAACTACTAATAGTAAAATTTATACTTCAAATATTAAGGCATGGTAATTAAACTATGATTACGTGTTGAGATCACGTAATAACGACTAAGTATTCTAGTTTGATTTAGATCGTTAAAGGGAACTTGACTATTTATTGTTTGGTCGTACAGAAAGGCAAACCGAAGAAATTATTCAAATGTTCAATAATGATAAAGTTATTCTCGAAACAAAATAACCTCTAGAAGATCTTCCATCTGAGTTTGGGAAGATAGAGTGTGGTATCAGAATACCCTATTGGGATGTCTTTATATAATATGTATGAACTGGCCAATCTTATATATTATGTAGAGAAAGAACCAAAATAACTAAAACAACTAACAGAATAAAGTTAAGAGAAATAAGTAGAGAAAGAATAAGAATAACTAAAACAGAATGAATAATTTCAGGAACTAACTTAGATAAGGGAATAATAACAATAATTAAGTAGCTGTAATATCGAAGAATAGACGATTTGAAAACAAGCTTAATTCAACAATCATAAAACACAGAGAGCTGGTCTTATCAATTGATGGTGGATCATTTGCAACAGGAATCTTGTAGATTAACCCAGGCTTTATTTAAGCATTTCCATGGTTATCGTAAATTGCAAATTCATTTGAATGCTATGAAATAATCTCAATGAGATATCACTTTGTTACCAGCAGACCATCAACTGAAGCAGGTGTAATACATTTAGCTATTGATTACGATGCGGGAGATTTTAATGAAATTGATACCGCAAATTACATTACTTCTAAAGGTGGATGCGTATCAGGTAAGATTTGGGCGGATTTAGTATTAACCTATGATAAACAGAGAGGCAGAGAAAGAACAAGATATTATACTAGACCTGCCGGTGGACTCCCAACTGGAACAGCTGTTTAAGATTATGATGTAGGTAGTTTACTATACTTGGTAGAAGGAACAAGTGATAATAAAGTTGGTAACCTATTTGTAGAATATTAGATTAAATTAATTAACCCATAACCAATTCTATATTCTGAAGTACAAGAGTTATCATTTAAAGAAGCCGCTATTAATTTGATACCAGCAAACAATTACTCAAATGTGTGGACATTAATGACAAGTGCTGCCTATGGAGCTAGTTAACATGTAATATAGTATAGAGGACCCATATAGTTAGATTAAACCTCTGGTGGTTATAGAAACACCTCTGGTGTAGATGTTACAAGCTCATTTGAGATGGTGGTAAAAGTACTTGGATCTGTAGCGTCTGGAACAATAGCCTCAGTAAATGCTGCTTTAGCTACAATTGATGCCTTTAGTACCATGATTATGCATGATCCCACAACTGGTACAACAATTCCAACCCCATTTGTATACTATGTTGGTGGAGGTGCTTCACCATGGTACATTTATGTTAAAGCTATACTACTATCAGGAGCAGCAAACAATTTCTTCAAGATAGGAACAAGTCATACAGCATTGTTAGGATCGTAAATTATGGATGTAGTAGTTACAATTTTGCCATATATTTTCTGAGAACATTTTATTTATACATTATACATTATAATATTCAATGATTAATGAGTTATTTGTGTAAAGAGAAGCGGAGGTTAATGGTGCAACACACCAACGCTCTTGCGCTTTATGAGATAACACGCATTGAATTCATGTCATTTCATTTTAATTTCATTTTATTTTATAACTCAGAAAAATCCCTTAATCAGGTTAGGCCTAATCCTGATTCAATAAGCTCAGCTTATTGACCCG